GAAATTAAAAAAGAACTTACGGTAAGACCTATTGTCAATGGGGACTATGGATTTCCTCCACCACCTTTCAAAGTTTTCAGACCGACTAAGAATGGAGTCTGCGTTCCAAGATTCTATGGAACTGCTAAGCTTGGAGAGCCTCGGGAAGACAAACGACCCGAACCAGCTCGTATCCAAACCAAATTTGTGGGACAACTCAGAGATGCCACACACCAGAATGAAGCCCTTACAGCAGCAATTAAAGCAGGGCATGGTGTCCTTTCTTTACCATGTGGGTACGGTAAGACGACGGTATCCTTGGCCATAGCATGTAAGTTGGGGTACAGGACCATGATTGTTGTCCATAAACAGTTTCTTGCGGACCAGTGGAGGGAACGCATTCAACAATTCTGCCCAGGTGCCACTATTGGTGTTGTGCAACAAGATAAGAAAGAAGTACACTGCGACTTTGTCATCGCAATGCTCCAGTCATTGTCCCTGAAGGAGTACTCATTCGCAGACTTCGAGAGTGTAGGGACGCTCATCGTAGATGAGGCGCACCATATCTGTGCAAAGGTTTTCAGTCAAAGTCTTTTCAAGATGTGTCCTCGGCACATCTTCGGTCTCTCAGCAACCCCTGAGAGGAAGGATGGTCTCACAAAGGTTCTTCACTGGTTCATGGGTCCCACATTCTTTGCAGTTGAGAGAAAGAATCAGGAACAGGTTGAGGTATTCCCAATTACCTTTGATTCATTCAATTACAGAAATCCTCCACCCTCTATGAGGAATGGGAAGATTTCTATGCCAAACATGATTACCGAAGTTGTTGAGGACCGAGAGAGAAACAAGATGTTAGTGGAACTTGTCAAGAAAGCTTCGGCTGGCACGAGACAGCTCCTAGTACTAAGTGATCGCCGACAACACTGTGAGTTCCTTCACCAATGTTTTCCCAAAACATCTGGACTCTATATGGGTGGTATGAAAGAGGCAGCTCTCCGGGAGTCCTCTGAAAAGAAGATCATCTTCGCGACGTTCAGTCAAGCGCATGAAGGATTAGACATCCCGACACTTGATACAGTTATCCTAGCTTCACCCAAATCTGATATTACCCAAAGTATTGGACGCATAATGAGAGAGACGAAGGGGAAGAAGAATAATCCACATATTTACGATGTTCACGATCCATGGTCGATCTTCACGGCGATGTATTACAAGAGAATGAAGGTGTACAGACAGGGTGGTTTCAACATCCGTGGGAAGTTTACTGAGGAGAAGAAGAGTGACTTCCCTCAGGGAAAGTGTCTGTTTTTATAATCTGAACATCTATTAAATGTCTGGTGCATTGATACAACTCGTTTCCAAAGGTGTTCAAGATGTCTACCTAACGAGTGATGAAGGACATTCTTTCTTTCGTATGAAGTTTACTCGACACACAAACTTTTCACAAGCTCCTAAGTTTATTAAAACAATAAGTTCGGCTGATTCGTCTATAACAATTCCAGTTCTTGGGGATGTAATCAATGGTATTTGGTTTGAGGCAACGTCAAGAACGGCTAACATTGCTTCAAATTTGTTTTACAATTCGACCATCGATCTCTTTATAGGTGGTCAAAAGGTTGATTCACAACATTATGATTATTATAGCGATATATGGACAAATTATATGGCTGACACATACAACAAGTCCCAAGAACTCAATAACAAAACATCGACTTCAAACCGAACTTTTGTACCCCTTCACTTTTTCTTTTGTGACCACAAAGCGTTCTTACCTTTAATCGCACTTCAGAGTCATCAAGTGGAAATACGAATTAACTTTGATGAAGCGAATATAGCAACTATTCAAGAAGTGGATAAACAAGCAAAGGTGTACGGAAACTACATCTACCTGGATAGTGAGGAGCGTGAATCTCTCACCAAGCGGAGTATTGATTTTATAATTACACAGACCCAGAAAATTGAAAACGAATTAACGACTGTTATTGATAACACACAGGGGGGTGGATACAATGTGATTGATATTTCGAGTTTCAATCACCCAGTTAAATCTTTATTTTGGGGTTTTGGTGCCTCCAGCGATGATTTTGCAAACGATCGTTTTACATTCTTGAATGCGGATATCCAAATCAATGGCACACCTTTACTCGAAAATATGACCCCACTCTATTTTCACACAGTGCAGAACTATTATAAATCCACTTATGGTCATACAGAATTTATTCCAGAAACTGAGGTACTCTTGTATACGAGATACTTCGGGTATCATTTCTGTATGAATGCTTCTGAATACAATCCCTCAGGTTCATGCAACTTCAGTCGGCTCGATAATGCGAAACTTGTTTTACGTGGTGTGGAGAAGGGTAATCTCAGACCCGATAATCAACCCATTTCCGTATATGCTGTAAATTATAACGTTCTCAGGATCAAGGATGGTTTAGCGGGAATTTTATTCGGTAACTAAAGTATATGGGTAGAACAGTTCGTTTCGATCAGATTTTTGTAGCGAGTCTAGACGCAGACCCAGTAGAGCAGGACGTTTTGACTTCTGTCAAAAGTATTATTACTTCTGAAATTGATGTCGATGATCTCACTGCCTCGAATAGTATTGAAGCTAAAATTTTTACTGTAACTGGAAAGCTTACTGCGGATGAGAATAATTTCAAGGTTACAGGGCTTAGTAATGTTGTTCGTATGACAACTTCGCAAATTGGTATAGGTGTGATACCCCTAAACGATTTTCAGGTTGGAACAAGTAATGTCGTCATAAACAGAAACGCCCAAAATCTCATGACAGTTCGTGGTAATTTAGCCAGTACTAATGTGATTGTTTCAAATGTATTACAGACGGTAAATGATACGGTCAAAATAGATAGTATTGGATCGAATGTACTGACTGTAAATGGTGATATGGTGGCGACGAATGTGAATATAAATACAAAACTTACAGTTGGAACATCTGAAACTGTTGGTTCTAATGTTGCAGTTTTCAAGAATGGTGATGTGATAATTGAGAATGGTAAGTTTAAATTATATGGTGATATGAATGTGTTCGGGAATGTGTTTGTATCCGATACGACAATTTATCAAACCGTGCAAAACCTTGTCGTGCTAGATCCTGTCATCTTGATGGGTAAAAATAACGGTAACGGCACCTTCGACACAGCTTTGATTATGTCAGAAGATGTGAATGAGGCGAATCTCGTCTTTGGCTATGACATGTCCGAGAATGAATTTGTGTTGACACGATCCTTTATGGATCCAGAGGATACAACAATTACTTTTGATTCTAATACGATCAACTTACATGTCTATGGACAATTGTATACCGATGGAAATGTTGGCTTCTCGAATATAAATCCTGTACACACAATTGATGTGGGATCAAATGTATATCTCGAAGATACTGGATCGAATGTATTTCATTCGACTGGGAATATATATACACATAGACTTAACGTTGGGACAGGTGGTATAAATGTGGATGGTTTACTGACAATGACTCCGGGAACGACGACACCAGTCACCATAAACAGTAACGTCCAAATGAATGCTATACGAACTTCTGGACCGGCACCATCCGGTATATCGAACTTAAATCCCACAGATACATTATCTATTGGTACACGAATTTTCGCAAATGTGAATACTGAAAATGTACTTACTATTCTCGGAAATGTAGCCACTACAAACTTGGTTACAGAAGTCGTTTCATCGGTGATGAGTGTCACTGTTCATGCAGACAGATATGGTGGAGATAGTACATCTAATGTGCTATCTCTTAAATCCGGTCCCACTGCATCAAATGTGAGTAGTATTGAGGTCTACGGTGCGAGTACCTCTAAAACACACCAAAATATACGATTCAATACTAAAAATACGGAACGTGTTCGTATTGCATCGAGTGGAAAGGTTGGTATAGCCACGACTCTACCAACAGAGACGCTCACTGTGTCGGGGAATGTTCATGTATTAGGGAGTAATGCCACGGTTTACGGTAATATTTGGAATGGCATCTCTGGAAATACATCGATGCGTATTTATTCGAGTCCTACAGTCGGTGAAAATAAGATTGAGAATATAGTCAAAAGTGGTAAAGGTCTCAACTTCTACGCGAGTACCTCGAATGTTATGGGTAACCCAAAGATGACAATCCTGGAGTCAAGTAATGTTGGTATCGGTGTGGCAACCCCACAAGGTATTCTTCACACAAGCGGTGGTTCTGTTTTTATAAACACTCAACCAACATCTAGAAATGGGTATAATCATCTAAACTCACCAATGATTATTTCGAACGTAGCCCCAATTGTAGGCACGACCGATCTTGGCACTGTTTTGGAATTAGCTCGGGAAGGTAATGGAACTCGGGATGGTGTAAGAGCCACGTTCAAAATGGGGAAATATGATAACGCATCTGGGAAATCAAAGTCGAAGCTTCTTCTTTCCCTTTCCGATGATCGTTACACAACTGAAAATACAGTCTTAACCATCCGCGCTGATGGTCGTGTAGGTATAGGATCAACACAACCCTCTGCACACCTCGAAGTCGTCACTACAGGTGTAGTAAACCCCAAAACTAATGGATTTTTAGCCCATAATCAAGATGATGGGGATTCGATAATTGCAATGCAATCAGATTCAACTACTGGAAATGTGTTTACATCCTACATTCAATCAGATAATGATACAAATCTGGCTGGATGGGCTACGGGTGTTTCTGGTTCAGGTGATTATAGAATCACACAAAATTACACAAAGGTTTTAGATTCTATAACTGTGGGTATGTATATAAATGGTACATCGCGTAATGTGGGTATAGGTACAGATGTAGCCCGTGAAAAATTGGAAGTGAACGGGAACGTCATCGTTGGAGAAAAAATAACATTCAGTGGAACAACTAATGATCTGTTTGGTAACACATATATACAAGAGCGAGTGTATGACACGGACTATAATAAATCTGAACTAGTCATTTTTAAAGGTGATGATGGTGGTACTGATGTCAATGAAGGACCAGATCGCATCCAATACCTCGCACCACAACACCTCTTCAGAACCTATACATCTTCGGACACTGTTGTAGACCCAGGCGGTACCACAAATATAAACTTAGCAATGTCTATTGCCCCTAGTGGTCTTGTGATCGTCGGTGGTACGGATGCAACAGTGAGTAGCCCAGCAACAAAGCTCAAAGTGAATGGTGATATTGAGTTCGCTTCAGGTGGTTCCTTCATTATTACAGGTCTAGCCTTCTTAACACAAAACGCAACGGCGGACGACCCATCTCTAAACGTCATCCGAAGTATCTCTAATGGTGGTACAAAACGTCCTCTCACATTTACACACAAGGTTGGAGAGGCAACCGAGGTAGAGTATGCTCGTTTCGATGGTTCTGGACGTCTTGGTATAGGTACAGCGTCTCCAGACTCAAATGTTCATCTTTATGATTCACGAACGACAGACCTCGATATGCTCAAACTTGAAAGTCCTGGGACAAATAAGAAGACGGGTATACTCTTGTACACAACCGATAACTACGGTGGATATGTTAGAGGTTTCCGTAATTCGACCCATACGACATCTGGGATCACGATTGGTGCGACCAATAATAGTACGGACGCGGATGGACTCCACATTGTACATACGAGTAATGTGGGTGTGGGTACGGTTAACCCCATGACCAAGTTTCATGTCTATGATGGTGTAGCGCTTGTAGAGCATTCTTCGAGTAATGCTATAGTGGAGTTTAAGACAACGGGTGGTGCTTCTAATATTTATGGGGATACACTCGGGAATATTGTCGTACAACCATGGAATGGTGGGACATTCATTGAAAGTAACCTAACAATCAGAAACGATCTTACGGTACAAGGTGCGATTGATTTTGGTAATGAGGTCGCCATCGGTCTTGATGGTGCTACAGCGAACACATCCCTTCATGTGAATGGTGGTATAATCACTAACTCGGATGGTGTAGCTGACAAGAAATATTCAGATACATTCACACTAACGGCTGGTCAGGGTAAAGATGTCACATTGACATTCGCGAATGGTGCATTTTATGCTAAATGTGTTATGATGTTACGGGAGACTGTGACAGTTTCTAACATGAGTACAATGATCCTCGAAATTCAGGGGGGTACAAGTAATGGAACGACATCGAGTCAAGCCATCGCCATCGGTACGAAGAATATGTTCGGTGGAAACAATGCATACCCATGGAGTCCCACAGTGACAACGACAGCGAATAAAGTTACTGTTTTACCAGCTGCTGGTGCATCTTCTGGGCGATCTTTTGTATACGATATACACGTTGAACTCCTTTCTTCTGTAAACGGGAAACTCACGACGATAAAATTCAATAATGATAGTGAATCTAAGAAAACATTCACATACTAAACTTACTACGAGGGAAAACCCCGCGGTAGATTCAACATTTACGCCCTGGTGGCATCAGAGACGGCTAATATAATTACGCCGGCGATGAATGCCATGATGACGTAATTCATTTCGGTTTCTTCGAGACCAATCTGAGGCATATCCTCTTTGATCTCTTCTGGCTCTGCAATAGACTTTTGTGTCCTGCTGGGAGGTTCCAGTTCCTCCAGCGGACAGTACGCTATCATTTATATAGTAATTAGAGATTAATTTCCGTCTTCTTCTTTCGGCGAGTCCGTTTGGGTTTGGTAGTAGCCCCGAAGTTTATCTCCTTGACCTCACCACCTGTGGAGTCACCCGAAATAGAAACAATATCAGATACATCGTCCTCCTCGGCGACACTCTCAGTCATGGGAGTAACCATTGTCGTGTTCATGGGTGGTGGTGGGGGCATCATGATACCACCCATAAGGCTTGAAATGTCCACCCCAGGTCCTTGCATCTCATAATTGCCGGTACCACCGACAGGGGCACCATCTGCAGAGCCTTCTGGGGCGCGAGTAGTGTTCTGCACGGCTGACATCATATTCTTGACGAGGTCTGGATTTTGTTTCATCACATCGTTCATGTTGGGCATGACCGACTTGAACATACTGTTTGTGAGGTGGAACATCATCGCCGAACCACCTAACATCATGATCATCTTGACCTCTGGTGCGACACTCACCTTGGAGCGGTACTTGACATAGAGTTCCTCAAAGACACCATCATAGTCATCAACATTTTCCATGACAGATTCAGACCAACCCTCGAGTTGAACCTCGAAGGGGTTGTACCTCTTGTTGAGGAACTCTAAACCAGTCACACATGCGATCAACATACGCCGGGAGAAGCGTACTGACTGTTCCACATCGATGCTATAGGTAATTCGCTTCACCTCAGACCTCAACTCATCGACATTGGAATAGGCGTTGAGTCTTTTGTTCACTGCAAATCCCTTCTTCTCCAGACGACCAAGTTTATTGATGAGGTCTGACTTTTCTTCGTCAATCGAGGTGTACCCCTTAGAAGGCTGATCCTCTTGGGATCCTGGACCTTCCATGGGTTCATCGTCATAAAAAGTTGGTTCATCTTCACCATAGTCAATCTCCTCATCCTGCTGAGGTTGAGGAGGGGCAGATTGTTTATTAGGATTCACAAAAGCATCCATAGCCTCTTGATGTTGCTGAGGTGGGGGGCGGTATGTCGTCTGACCAGGTCGTGGTACAGGTCTGCGACGAGGAGCCGATATCTCAATCTCATCCATCAGAGCCTGCTCATCAGCATCTAATTTCATCACAGTAGTATTTCCTCGGTCGAGAATAATTTCTTCGTCCATCTACTCTCTATGTAGAAACTAAAAAAAATATCTTTAACGCACTTTAAAAAAATGTATACATATAATAAATGTTCAAGCTAAACCAAGCGAACCGTAATGGGATTACTTCCATAATTGTTATGATCCTGCTGATCGTCGTCCTCGCGCTTACCCGTAATGCGAGTGCTTATCAACCCAGGCCAATCAGGATCAAGACTGTGAGTGAGGCGTCAATCTTTGATCTCAAGTCAAACATTAACTGTGTCGCCGGTGGTGGTAAGGATGATGAAGTCTATTCGATGGGTCTCACCCCAGGTGGTTTATGTGGTGCCCAAAAGCTCGTCGCCGACCATGCTGGGTACGCGATTGAGGATGGAATCGGTGGATCTTTAATCTAAGCTAACTATAAATGGCTCTCATTACTTCTCCCACTGAGACAATTCCAGATCTCAATTACGAGTATCATACTATAACAGTTGACACTATCGGACAGGAGAGTGCGAATACATTCACATGCTTTCTCAACCAGCCACTGAAGAATGTTGTTCAGGCTAGACTTTTTGCCGCTCGTATTAATTCTAATGTCGCCACCGAACACTGTTATGTATCTATCGATCAACTTGATTCGATTTTCAGTGACCGAACCTCTAATGTGTACGATGGACAGGCTCCCCTTAGTATTATTCGCAATTCATTCGCGAGTATTGTAAAGTCTGAAGATCTCGTTATTAACTATAAAGATGAATACCCAATTGTAACACAATATATTGATCCAATTCGTCGTGTAGATCGGTTAAATGTAACCATCCGAAATCAAAATGGAGTCCCCATTGTTCCCTCAACTCCTGCGAAAGATAACTTTCTAGTTCTCCGTTTCGTGTGTAGAAAACCTAATATGTAATTTTCTCCCCTTATACTAGTATACCATGTCAGCTGGTATTGTTCAATTGATTGCAATCGGTGCCCAGGATGAATACATCACTGGTGAACCTGAAATTTCTTTCTTTAGTTCAACATTCAAAAGGCATGCTAATTTTTCACAATCCATTGAAAAACAAACAATCCATGGAGCGGTGAAAAACAATTCGATGTCCAGTGTTCAATTCGAACGATCTGGAGACCTTCTCGGGCATGTATATTTTACACTCGATGATACCACCCAAGCCCTAGATATCCAACGATGGGACACGATCATCGATAAAGTTGAACTTTATATCGGTGGATCCCTCGTGGATACTCAAGATGCAATCTTCACCGAAAAGATTGCTATCGATACGTTCGCTCAAAATGTTTCCAAGAGTTCGAATGGTACACACCCCGGTGTAAGTGCTCGTTCTTATTTCTACCCCCTGCGCTTTTTCTTTTGTGAAGGACCCAAATGTGCACTCCCCCTTGTAGCCCTGAATTATCATAACGTCGAAATACGAATTCACTGGGCGACTGCAGCCTCTACTTATAATATAGAGTGCTTTGCGAATTATTACTATCTCGATAATCAGGAGCGTGGTAACATTGCTTCAAGAAAGCATGACCTTCTCATCACCCAAGTACAAAAGAACATCGCATCACGGAGTCTTACACAAGATTTGAGTTTCAATCACCCAATTAAGTACCTCGCATCTTCAGACACCACGACCAATGGTGCACTTACTTCACCCACGAATAAAGTCAAATTGAATATCAACGGACTTGATGTCGGTAATTATAAGTGGGGTAAACCACATTTCATTGATGTCACGAGCTATTACCACACAAACTTTGTGACTTCCCCAGACTTCTTTCTCTATTGTTTCTGCCTCTCAACAAGTTCCCTCCAACCTACAGGCACTCTCAACTTCAGTCGCTTAGACTCCGTAAAGATCATGAGTGAGTCCATGCCTATAAACGACCCTATATACGCGGTGAATTATAACATCCTCCGTATCGAAAATGGTATGGCAGGTCTCCTCTATGCAAATTAAAATACTAATCTATATTAAATGGTCAAGACATTGCCGACGGTGGAGAGATCCACAAAAATCCGGTTTGGTAAAAATTGTACGGAAGACCAGGGTGAGAATACGATTGTTCTAAATGCGAGTAATACCGCCATCGATACATCTAATGCTGGTGCTCTATATATAACACCCGTGCGATTTGATGATACCTATACTTCAAAGGCTGAAATTGTACTCATGATGTATAACACGATAACAAAAGAACTAGTTGAATCTGGTCAAGCAGCCCAAGATATCATTGGTAATACTGGTCTTGAAGCTACAACTTCTCAAGGTAATACATCATCATACGTCGTACGATTTGTGAGTAACACAACTTCTTTGGTCACTGAATCGAATGTAGGTATCGCAAATGCTTCGCCAGGTCACACTCTCAGTGTGGGTTCAAACCTATATGTTAGTGACACAGGTTCGAATGTACTTGTCATATCTGGTGGCGTTTTATTGGATGGTAATCTCACTGTAAATGGTGGTGTGACATCGATAACCACAGAAAATCTCAAAATTAAAGATGCCATCATCGAGTTGGGTCAAAACAATACATCTAGTGATACAACACTCGATTTGGGTCTCATCATGACACGCCCCAATTCCAATGTAACTATCGGATTTGTAGAATCCTCTAAAGAAATCGTGATGGGTTTCACCGAAAGTAGTGCTGATAGTCATGTCATCACACCCCTAACTTCCGAAGATATCAATGTGCACGTATATGGTCGTCTTTACACAGAAGCTAATGTTGGTATTTTGAACACTGACCCAATGCACACTCTTGATGTCGGTTCAAATTTGTATGTTGATGAGTTTGGGTCGAATATTTTAGTCGTCTCAGGAAATACGAGTATAAGCGGTGATCTCACGGTGGATAGTGGTACCATATATGTCGACTCAGTGGATAGTAAAGTTGGTATCAAAACATTGAATCCACATGCAGAGTTACACGTTGTAGGAAACGCCTACGTAAGTTCTACAACTGACTCTACTACAACAACCACTGGTGCACTCATAGTCGCGGGTGGAATAGGGGTTGCTGGGAAAATATATGGACAACATGCTAACCTACAAGATGTCGAGGCTGATAGTCTTACCGTGACTGATGTAACACAAGCTTCCTCTAATGCAACTGGTGCCGTACAAATTACAGGTGGTCTTGGTGTGAAAAAAGGTATTTTCGGTGCTACAGTCAATGCAACTGACCAAACAGATGC